GGTCTCACTGATAGCAAGGAATTATATACAGGGAGGCAGTTTGCAGAAACTGATAAGATAATGGCATCCTTTCCCTCGCTATCGCGGGCAATGTCGCACCGGGGCTTTACTTTCAAAAAGCTTATAGACCCTACAATCCGCTCGGATTTCGTGTCCGGGGCGATAGCCACCAGGCCGAGGTTCGAAGGGACGGTGCCGGATTTGTTTTCTGTGGTCTATCACCACATCTCGGCGACGGATGTGGCGACGTTAAAGACCTTTCAGGATACGGTGAAGGTCGGGTCGGTGACGTTCAACTGGACGAATATACTGACCTCGACGATGTATATTATGCGTCTCAATCGGCCCATACGGTTCGGCCTGGAGGCCAGGTGTATCGACAAGTATTTCGCCGATATAGAGATGTTCGGGGTGGCGGGATCATCGAGCTCATCGAGCGAATCTTCGAGCTCATCCTCATCCAGCTCGGAATCGTCCAGTAGCGAATCATCCAGCTCGGAATCGAGTTCGAGTTCCAGCAGCTCTTCGTAAAAAATAGTCAATAGTCAATAGAAAATGTAAAGATGCCGGAAGAATTGGACAAGTACATTAACAGGGAAAAGAACAGGCTGGCGAGCCCGGGAGCGTGGCTATGGCTGCTGGAGATCGAGATTGACGGCGCCGATACGCTTTATTTCGTCAATAATATCGAGAACATCTCCTACCAGGGTCAGGTTTACAGCAAGTGCAATTTCCAGATGGACCCGTACAACAAGTCCGAGCCGGGCAGGCTGAGCAGCGTGAATCTTTCTATAACCAACGCCGATCTGGTCAACCTGATACTGCCCTACGTGGACGATTACGACGGCCTGATAGGGCAGACGATTACGCGAACACCGGTCAACTCGAAGTGGCTCAATATCGACATGTCGGCGAAGGCCGAGGAATTTCTCGTTACCGGCTGCTCGGCGGGCGAAGAATGGATTGCCTTTGTCTTAGGGGCGCCTAGCCCGCTGAATCGCAAGTTTCCCGACAAAAGATATTTCGGACATTACTGCCGGTACCGCAAGAACTTCAAGGGCATCGAGTGCGGCTATTCCGGCGCCGAGACCACCTGCAACGGCACACCCGAGGACTGCGAGGACAGAAGCAATTTAGCGAGGTTCGGCGGTCAATTGGGACTGCGAAGCAATACGGTGAGGTTCGCATGATTGATCTGAGTGATTTAATCGGAAAACCATATTCCCGGGGGGGCCGCGGGCCGAACGCCTTCGACTGCTGGGGGCTGATTATGGAAGTGGCAAAAAGGGCGGGTATTGAGCTGCCGGATATTGAGGTTCCGAAAAATGAGGTCAAAAGAGGCCGAATCGTATCGGTGCAGAAAAGAGACAATTTCATCCGGCTCGAAAGGTTCGAGCCGTACTGCCTGGTGCTGCTGCGAATAATCGATGACAACAATAATCTCGCCTGGCACGTTGGATTCGTGCTGGAGAACTGCGGCAGGTTCATTCATACGACCGGGAAGATGGGTGTCAATATCTCATCATTAGGTGATCCGAAATGGAATCTGCATATAGAAGGATTTTACAGATACAATGGATAAATGCCTGAAAATAACTGTGATCAAAAATCCGTTCGAAGTATCGAAGGGCAGGATTGTCGAGGATGTTCCCTTCAACGGCCAGGACCTGGCCGATATCATCGCCGATTATGCAGCCGATCAGGAATATATAATAGTAAGTGTCAATCAGATACAACTGCCGGCGGCAGAAAAAGACAAGTACCGGGTTGAATTAAGGTCGGGCGATGAGATTGTTATCATACCTGCGGTCAGGGATGTGGTTGGTGCGATTGTGTCGGTCACCACCTGGTTGACATCGAGCGCAACGGCCGCCTCGATTTTTTCAGCGCTGTGGTCGGCGGGTGTGGCCATTGGCATATCGGTGGGGGCGGCCTATCTTATACGGGCGATTGGAGGATCGCCCGATGATGCGAAAATTGATACCAGCCCATCCTACAACTGGTCGCCGGTGACGATGCAGCGGCAGGGTATAGCCATACCGCGGGCGTACGGTATGAACAAGGAATACGGTAACGTGATAGCCGGATGGCGGACACCAGACGGCTCGGATGAAACTTTGAATTTACTGATTGCCTTTAATGATGGTCCGGATGGCGGGATGGTCGATGATACGCTCTACATCAACGGCCAGCCGGCGGACAATTATGATAATATAACGACATACGAGCGGGATGGCACGATGAATCAAACGGCCATATTCAACGCTCTCAAGTGCGAGTATCAGCCGGAGATCGAGGTGATCCATACCGATGACGGCGGCGGACCGGTGACGTGGACTACTCCCGATGCCGATTACGATTCATTGGAGATAGCGGTCAAATACAGCGGCCATTACGTTCACAAGGATGGAGGAACCGAAATACAATACGTCGGGGTAAAGATAGAGATATCCGAGCACGATGCCGAGACCTGGTACACGCTGGTCGATGAATTATTGGCGTGCAACTCGACTTCGACGCTGCAGAAAAACTACCTGTCAACAGGCAGCTATACGGGCGGCTCGCCTGTATCGATAACTAAGGGTACCCGCTGCGATATCAAGGTGACCAAGACGAACGCCGGCAGGCTGTTTCGCTCGAACCGCCAGTCAAGGTATTTGTGGTTCTCGACTGTTCGCGAGGTCATCAATACCGCATTTACGTATCCGGGTTTGTCGCTCATCGGCGTCTCGGCGCTTGCTACCGAGGACATCAGCGGGGCCCTGCAGATATCCTGCATTCGCAAGGGCAGGATAGTCAACGTTTATAACGGCAGCTCATGGGAGCTGTTGTGGTCAAACAACCCGGTATGGATTATCTGGGACATAATGACCAGGCCGGTGATTTCCGGAGACGGAGGAGGGACGGCGTATGCAATAGAAAGATACGATGGCATCGACCCGGCCAGGCTGACGCCCTATCTAAGTGAATGGTACGAGGCGGCACAATACTTCGATGAGCTGGTTCTTGATGGCGAGGGCGGCACACAGGCCAGTATTACCTTCAACGGGGTATTTGATGCGGGCATGACCGTATGGGAGGCGGTCAATAAGGTCTGCGCGATGGCACGATGCGAGGTGATTCAGATCGGACGCAATTACACGATACTGGTGGACAAGCCCTATGATGGCAATCCGGTGCAGCTGTTTTCCGCCGGCAATATCAAGCCGGGCACCTATCGAAAGAATTATATCGACTTAGAGGATAGGGCGGGTGAGCTGGAGATAGATTACCAGGACCAGGACCTGGACTACCAGATGACGCCCATGCTGCACGTCGATACGGGAATCGACTCGGGCGCACCGAAGGTCATCGAGGGCTTCGGCATCACGCGTGCAACGCAGGCATGGCGGCTATTATATTACGAGCTGGCGAAGAACCGATTGCTCAAATATACGGTCACATTCGAGTGCGATGTGGATGCACTGGCCTGCCGCAAGGGCGATATCGTTTTAGTGGTCGAGCCGTGGCGGCTGGGCGGGCGGATAGTAAGCAGCCCGGCATCGAACAAGGTCGTGCTGGAGGCGGCGCCGAAAACATCGGCGGCCGATACGATAGCGGTAAGGGTCAACCATCCCGATACCGGGGCAGAGACGGTAGAGACGCACACGGTAGCATCGGTGGATGGGGCGGAGGTGACTATTTCCGATACATGGTCAATTAATCCGAAGAAGGATGACCTCTATGCGTTCGGGCCGACGGCGACAATTATAAAAAAGTTCAGGGTGGTGGGGATTACGCAGAGAACGGACTAAATGGATTTATGGGCTATCGACTGACGCTAATCGAATACGATCAGGACATTTACGATGGTGATAATGACCTGCCGAGCATTGAGCATCGGGATTATAATCAAGATGCCCTGGGAGGCGAATCGGCCATTGCTGTCGGCAAACAGATCGAGGCCGATAGACTGGATATAAAGATAGAGACGCAGATATCGGACCTGCACAATTATTTTATAGGCATATCTAGCTCCAGCTCATCATCGAGCAGTTCGGAATCATCTTCAAGCGAATCTTCGAGCTCGGAATCTTCGAGCAGTTTCAGCAGTTCGGAATCTTCGAGCAGTTCATCCAGTTCGGAATCCAGTTCATCATCCAGCTCTTCTTCGAGCGAGCCTACCGGCGACTGGCTGGGCGTGAGCAGCTCGGATATTTACGATTTCTGCGGTGAGGAGACCGGTTTGACCCTTGCCGAAGCATTAGATGGAACGGATGTGTGGGAGCATCTGGTAAATGAGACGCACTACTTCGTTATCGATCTAGGCGCTTCTTATACCGTCAAAATGGTCAGGGGCAGGTCTTACCACTTGGCTGATCCTACCGATGTCAATATCTATGTCTCTACCGATGGCTCGACGTGGGGCACTGCCGTCGCGGCGGGCATAACGACCTGGCAGGACTGCAGCAGCGGGGAATGGGTCGAGATCGATGTGACAGATAAGGTCGGCCGGTATGTCAAGGTCGAGATTGTCGATACTGAAGATGCCCTCAATAAAATAAAATTCGGAAGTACTGGAACGCCTTTTAGTATTTTCGATGTTTTTGGTGAAGCAGTGTAATGGCTTACAAGCTGACATTAATCGAATACGATGCTGATATCTTCGACGGTGATGAAATGGTCCCGGACATATCCTACCGCGATTATATCACCGGTGTCTCGGGAGCGAGCGAGATCACCGGTGCCGAGCAGGCCGAGGTCGATCTTACCGAGATCGAAACGCGAATAGAGGACATGCGGACCTATGCAAAG